ATCTCCTCAGCGATGTCATCGTTGACACCACCAGAAGAGGCTGCCAGCTGATGCGGGCGGAGGAGCTTCTGCATGAGAGCAGCGTAGGCCTTGTTAGACCCACCTGCACGTGCAATGTTTATAGTGACTTCAACGTCACCATCTTGGAAAGTCATAGCGAACCCAGCGGACTCGCGATCAATATCAGTTTCGAACAGGGAGTAAATAGACATGGGGGTTATCCTTGTAAGTTGTTGGACTAGGGGTAGTGAATGGGGCCCCCTCCAGGAGAGGAGGCCCCAGGGTCATTATGCGGAGAACCTCGTGATCTTCAGAGTATCGCCCGTGTTCGGGTTAAGGATAGCCTGGAAGCTCAGGTTCAACATAACATCTTCGTTCTTGCTTCCTACTTCCGGGGAACCTTCGGAGAACTTGACGCGGGAGAGGTCGAGGACCAGGGTGTTACCCGCGTTGTCGTTGAAGGAAATGGAGAAGGAACTCTCAGTGTTGGTCACGACCTTTTCGGCCAGAGACTTGTCGTCGAAATAGGTGTTGAGAACACCGGTAACCGTGAACTCACCAGAGCCGATGGAAACGGCACCGAGGGAGCCAACTGCGTTGCGCTCTCGGAGGTTGTTCTCGATCTCGATGGTAGCCTCGGTGACGAAGTTAGCACCAGCAATGGTGTTGCCTGCTTCAACGATCTGCCCCACGTTGGAGGAAGCGTTGAAGACGTTGAAGGAACCGGAAGCGGTAGCATCCTGATCCGACGCGCCAGTTACGCGAGTGGTGGTGTACTCCTGAGTCGAGCCCGTGAAACCAAAGGCGCAGGTAACGAGGGACTTCGCAGTGGCGGTCATGGAGAAAGTTCCCGGGACCATTCCGCGGAGGTACTCATACAAGGGAGTGTCCTGGTCAGCGAACTTGCGCTCGATGGTGTAGGACTGCTGGGTGACGCCGTTGACGAGGGTGTCTCCAACCTCGATCACAACGGATGCGCCAGCTATCTCGGTGGATGCGCCAGCGGAGCGGGTGACGGGGATGGCGGTTGTGGTGACGGTGCCACTGACCCGGTATACTCCGTTGATGGTGCTGTCTGCGAAACCAGAGACGCGGATCCACTGTCCCTGGACGAGGCCCAAGGTAGTGAAGTCTTCGGCTACAGTGGTGATCTCGGTCGCGGTGATTCCGATGTCGATTGCCGAGACGTCTGCGGCGGCGTTGAGCGCCCAAGTGGACTGCATAACACCTTCCAACAGTTCGTCATGGATCTCGTAAGCCAGCTCGGAGTCAAAACCGCCAGCGGTGGAACCGCCAGTGAGGATCAGGTCGCTGATCTGTCGGTCATCCCGGATTACTTCGGAAACAACCGTCTCAGGGGTGAAGCCCAAGTCGGATGCGGAAGTGAAGGGGATCGACTTCAGTGACGGAGTGGCGGGAGTGACCCCGTAGTCGGCTTCCTTGATGGCGCGAAGTGATACTCGATTAGTATCGGACATAATTTAAATTCTCCTAGGATATTCTATCGTAAGTGAAGCTGGTAACTACATTGATCTGCCAGTATACACCGTCAGATCCCAGTTCGTTGATTTGTGTGTCGCGAATGCGTACACCCAGAGTGTGGTCTGCGTCCTCTAGGGCATTCGCCATAGTTTCCGCTAGGTCTCGGATTGCGGTAGTGCCTTTCCCTTGAGGGATGAAGATCTGGACGTATGCGTCTCCGTAACGTCTGTTGACCTTACTCCCGGACCCCGCGCTTCCGAGGGAAGCCCGTTCGCCAAAGGTATGCCTTACAACTGCGCGCCCAAAGACGGCCGGAACGTCCGGCCTGTCGGCGCCTTTATTGTCGTAATAGAGAGGGGCGGAAGTTGCTCCGTCCCAGGTAGTCTGTATCAGGGTAAGTACCGCATCAGCGGCTTCGTTTTGCGTAGTCGCGGCTGCCATTAGTTACCCACTTTCAGTATGTACAGGTAGGCCTCATTGCCAGGGCGAATGTCCATGACCTGTTTTATCTCCCAGGTCTTGTCCCCATCCACGATCTTGTTTTGGATACTAGGCTTCGTGATGCCTTTGGCGGCGATGTAGACCACCACCGAGTCCGTCTCAACCGGAGACAAGACCAGTCGGGATACTGCGGACAGTCTCGCCTGCAGGTCCCGGGCGTTCTCGTCAACGAAGACGCCGTAGGTGGTCTGGTAGGTAGAGGATATGGTGTCCGTGGAGTCTCCCCAGGGCTTATCAGAGTTGCCCAGTGTGGTGGTGTCTGTCTGGACCTTTATCAGCCGCCCGTTCTTTTGGATCAAATTCTTCGCTGTATCTGCCAAGCTCATCGTATAACGCCTCCTCCCGAACTGCGAGTGAAGCCACTGCGCAGGATGATGCGATCTGCCGTGGGGTAGGTCTTCTGGACCTGGATGCCCCGAGAGGAATCGTACCGGACTTCGGTCTCAAGGACGGCGACCTTCTCGCGGGAGTAGATCACGGCGCGAGGGTCGTCTTGGTCCGGGGTCGGGCTCAGGGTCTGGACGCCCGTACCGTCTCCAAGTACTTGAAGGGCGTACTCACAGGTAGCGCTCAAGATCTCGGCGGGTACTATCTCAGATACGTCGGTTCCATTTCGGTCATATAGTTCGAACCGGGGGAACTGCAGGGCCTGCGGGTCCACGTCGTCAAAGATGACGGACTTGAACACCCAGCGCTCGTCGATGTACTGAGTCGCGCGGATCAGGGATACGCAGGTCTCGTCCTCAGAGGACTCCGCCCAGAGGTCGTTCCCTCGGAGCCTGTGGTATTCCGTGGCATCCGTCAGGGATATGTAAGTGTTGGCGGTGGGGAGGCCAGAGCCATCCTCTACGACCAAGTCGATTTCAGTGAGTGCCATTAGATTAGGTCCTTCGCAATTGTGACCTGCCCATAAAGGACGGTGGAGATCTCGCCGGAAGCGGTGGTCAGCTGAAGTTCATGGTAATATTCACCGGAAAGGGCATCAGTGTCCGCGGGGGACAGGGTGATGGAGCAGACGCCGGAGAGTGGTGTAGTAATCACAATGTCTCCGGGGAGGCCGGAGGCCTCGCCTACATAGCTCCAAATACAGGCCCCATCAATGAAGGGCTGCCCACCAAGGCTGGCGCCACCATTCGGAGCGGTGGTGCCGGATAGCTCCTCGCCCAAGCCCGCATAGGTCCAGTCGGACCCGTCGGAGACGATAGAGTCACCGCCTCCATAGAGCTGGTTGGGGAGCCAAGTAGTAGCGGCGACGGTGCCCGTGGAGTCCTTGGTCAGTACGGCGGCACCCTTAGGGGAGACCGTGTCCGTGGCCTTCTTGGAGAGAGCCCAGATGACGGAAGCGCCGGTAATGTCCAAGGGACTTCCAGCGTCGTCGTTGATGGTGACCTGGAGGAGCCGGGAGTCGCCAGACCGCATCGAGAAGTCGTTTTGTGTTCCGATAGCCATCTCGGTTATATCCTTTGTAGGGGGTGGTTTCCCAGGGCCCTCTAGGGGCCCTGGGTCTAACAGTCGGTTACTTCGAAAGACGTCGAGGTGTCTGTGTCCCCAGTCATTGTTTCCGTGACCTGGGAGGAACCTGTCATCTCTAGGTCGGGGCCTGTGGCTCCGACCAAGGGTGTAGTGGACGTCCTTCGGGCGGTCAGGACGATAGGCGGCTGCTGCGCAGCCTCAAAGTCCGGGGTGCCCGGGGTGTCGCCAGAGAGTGTTTCCGTACCCTGGCTGGCCCCAAGTATGTCCGAGTCGATGGTGTATGTGCCCGCCAGCAATGTGGTGCTGCTCTGGGATGCCACTAGGGCTTCGGAGAACAGCGCCTTGGCTGTCATGGCGTCAATCGTTATCTTGTTCCCGATGAGGAAGATCGGGCAACCACCTACAGCGCGTACCTTTGCGCCTTCGGAGCCTACCGTAACTTCGATAGTTCCCGAGGACAGGCCGCCCCTGATTAGCTGAGCGAGCGTGGGAGTCAACGTGATGTCAACAGTCCCGCCCGTAGCCTCCAGGGAGGTCACCAAAGAGGCCAGGGAAGACAGGGTAACGTCTATGCCCATATCAGCGCTCCCGCCCATAAGGGCGTTCAGTGCTGCGGTCTCGTCGAGGACGACGGTAGCTTCCGCCGATCCACCAGCAAGGCGGAGAGCGTCGGTGAGTGCGTCAATAGTAACGGTAGCGTCCGCCGATCCACCAGCGAGGCGGAGGGCGTCGGTGAGC